CAATTGCATCCAATCTATTTGGAGTTGCTTTGAGACGAATTGATAGAACTGTATAATAAGTTCCTGCTGTTGTTAAATCAACTGGTGTTTGGACTGGTGTTCCTACTGCTTGCTGCAATCCACGAAGTTCATAACCACCTTCAGAAATTACAGTGGAACAAACTTGTTTTAATGTGCTCGCACTGGCTGTAATTCCAGTATTTGCAATCTCATATCTCAAAGGTAATGATGCTGTTGTGATATAAGTTGTATTGATAAGATTTGCGTGATGGAATGAGTGGCAGTGAATAAACTTACCATCAACTACAAATCCTAGTCTTACCGTTCCAAGTCCCAACCATTCAATATCCATCCACAAAATCTGTGCTTTACTGATATCTAATGTGACACCAGATGGATTGAGATGCCCTGGTCCAAGCATCGTATCAACATTCCATTCGTGTTGAGATTTTCTAGTTTCTGTTAAAACTCCAGGAACATAAGTTCTTTCTACAAAATATAAAGTATCTCCATCAAGTTCTAGATACATTCCATTATCTGCACCATAGTATCCTACTCTTTGGCGAAGATTTGCTTTTGCTGGGTTCATTACAAATGTATTCAATACCTGTAATGATTTTCCTGGTTGATAAGAGAATACTTTTGTGGTTTCTCTAATGACTGATGCGGTACTTCCCACCCCAACAGTCATATTAATCAAACCTTGTGCTGTTGAAAATCCAACTGTTGAACCAGTACCAATAACTAAACCACTCCAAAGATTATTGTCTCTATATCTGTGAGATGAATCAAAGAGAGTGAGTGGAGTAGACATTCTTTGTCTACCAAATGCATCGGTTGCTATTGGTGGTAATTCAATATCAATAGTTCCAGTAACCGGAAATGGATTTGTGGTGCTGACTGGAGAATTATTGAGATTGATTGATACTTGCCCAGTAGTTCCAATACCTACAGTATTCAGTAATGTAGAAATACCGACTGGAAGATATGGAGTTGTTAATGTGCCACCCGTCCCAACTTCAACTATGTGATTATGAATTGGATTTTCTGGTGTACTAGTAACAGTTACAATACCTGGAATAGTAATATCACCATTAATAGTAATATTAGAACTCCCAAGAGATACTGGAAATGGATTTTGATAACTGATTATTTGTCCGTCACTTGATGCAACACCAACAACTTCAAAAAGTGATCTTTCTTGGTTCAAATAATCTTGAGTTTGTATATTCCACTGAGCCATTTATCAATCAATCCATTCTAACTTTGATGGGTGGTATCTTTGTGTCTTTTTAATATTTAAATTCTTTTCCAAGATAGGATAAACTTGTTGAACAACCGCACCGGGATATTCTTGCTGCAATTGTTCTCCTAATTCTTGATTTGATGGAATTCCATCTTTTGATACTAATTCCATTCTATAAAGACTTCCTCTCCACAATATATCAGCAACATACTCTTCGCCAACCTGTTGTTGTTCTGGTTGAGTAGAGTTGATGTAAAGATTTCCGTTAAAATCTCCGGAAATATTTACTGATTCTGAAATAAATTGTTTGAAAGATTTCATTCTTCCTCTTCGGTTTTTTCGCTTCCAAACATAGAGTTTGCAACTACTGGGCGAAACTCATCAATTTTTTCAGCAGACCTTGCAAATAAAAGTTCTTTAATCTTGTCGCTAATTTGCGATGGTGATTCATCTGAAGCAATCATATCTAAAAGATCATCCATTTTTGGCACCTAATAATATCTTCTTTATTTATATCTCACCGCCCTTAGGCATCTCAACTGCTTTTGTGTCAACTTGAGTTACTCTACTTTGAGAATCAAGATTCGGTTCCATTACTGGTTGTCCTAAATCCATTTGAGAAGTAGTTGCATTTGGATCTAAAGGCATACCTGTCATAGGATCTATGGGAGCACTAGGATCTGGAATGATACCATCTTTTATTTCTTTTTTAATAATTTTATCTTGTTCGATGATTTCTTCGTCAGTTTGGCGAAGAATCTTACGTCTTACATAGTCTTGGGAAAAATATTTTCCAATATAAGGTTCTGCAACTTGAACCATATTAAGTCTTTCATTCAAGAGCTCTACATCCTTAAGTTCCGCAAAATGATTATCATATAGAAAATCATATTGAATATGCTCTTCCATAATGTCCCAATCTTGGGGAGTAATGATATTTTTAAGAATCAATTGAGTCTTAAGCATATCATGAAACATGTAAGAAAATCTTTTTCTTAGACGAGCAACAAACTTACTAAATTTAACTTCATCCCTTAAAATTTCCGATGAACGGCCGAGATTAAACCCACCTTCTCCATCCATTCTTGAAGGCGGAACATTTAATGAGCGATAAAGTTTTTTCTTGAAATACTCAATATCTGTAATTTCTCCCAAGTTTTGTCCACCAGGTAAAGTAGAAATTTCAGTTCCTCTACCACCTTCTCTTCTAGGTAACCAAAAGTCTTCAAGCATCGACATAAACTTTTTATCATCACGAATTTCTCCTGTGTTTGCGTCATATACTAGTTTATTTCTATAACGCATCATAACATCGCGGAGATATTGCTCTGCCTTTACCTTTGGCAGGTTACCCACATCAATGTAGAAAATTCTACGTTCTGGTGCGCGTGACAAGCGATAGATAACAAGAGAATCTTCAATCATGCGAAGTTGATTGAGAGATTTAATTGCTTTATGGAGGTATGATAGAGTTGATCCTTTATTTCTATCTACCAATCCAGAAGTGCAATATGTAATAGAATCTTTAGACATTTTAATACCAGCACTTCCACCCATAGATGATGGATTGCTGGTCGGATATGTCATTTTTGGATTATAGATAAAATATTCCTCAATTTGAGGAAATTCAAAATCCATAGGATTATCTGTATTGATATTCGAAACTCTATACTTATCTTTAGAATCCTTTTTTTGTTGCCTCACATATCTCATCTTCATTGGATCAATATAACGCAACTCCTGAATTCCTTCATGAGGATTTTTTAGATCAATTACTTTGTGATAGAATATTCTTCCATCAACATACCAATTTCTATAAATTTCGTGCGATTTTTTATCAAAATCTAATAATGAGAGGATATATTTAAACTCTTGCCTTATTTTCTTTTTGATGCCATCACTAGCGTTTAGATTTGAAAGTTCAATTTCTACTGGGGTATCATTTGTATCTGATACAATTGCCTCATTAACAATATCTTCAATAGCACTGTCACATTCTGGGTGAAGTGCCATTTCGCGATATCTCTTAATAAGATCAAATTCGGTTCTATAAACACCTTCTATATCAACGTATGAACCAAAAAAACCACTACTCAAGTAGTGGTCAGTCGAATCCTCATTATTTGGAGGAACTGGACTGACTACTCCTTGAGATAGCGGCTCATTATCTTCTATTGAAAAACCAAACAATCTCGCCATAATTTATTGTTTTATCCTTTTATTCAACTATTTATCACTGCTCCCCAGTTACGGGAGTCCAGTACTGAACTTGGAATTCTACAGTAAATTCTTCAAGAGTGTCCGCACTATCATATGATAAATCAATAGCAGAAACATTTGTTGGGAAAATGCTGTAGAACTTATAGGTTGCAGCAGTATTTTGCTCCAGACCCCCACCTTGACCATTACCATTTCTGCTAATAGTAGCAGGAGTTCTCTTAAGTTGCTTCACATATGCATCAACCATATATGATGTTGGATCTGTTGCACCACTTCCATCACCATACTGTCCAATAAAATTCATCCAGTTTTCCATAACTTGTCTAATTTCAAATCCTTCATCATTAATGATAGTTACGGTCCAAGGATCAAATGTACGCTCACCGGCAACTTTAAAAGTTCTTCCTCTGAAAGGAACATCAATTGATGCTATGTTTGAAGCAGGCAACTGTGCTGCTTTACATAGAACAGAGAAAGTTTCTCCAAGTGATCCACCGCCAGGAATGGATCCGGGAATAGTTACTTCAAATAGATTGGGTCTTGCGCCGCCACCGATGAGAGTATTCTTAAACTTTGAAATAGATGATTCTGCCATTTTTAGGTCCTCCTTTTTATTTTAATAAAGATATCAAACAGTACCTGCAACTTCTTCAAAGCTTACTCCCGTGCGAGTTGCAACGAATGTAAGAGTCACATAGTTAATAGACTTGGCGGGCTTCAGGTAAATGTCCGCTCTAAACTCATTGTTATCAATAACATCTGGCGTGTTATTTGAACTATCGCAGACAACTAAGAACCCATAAAGACCTCTCTTTGCCTGTACATCGCGAAGATATGGCTCAACAATATTTCTAAAGTTTGCTCTCGTTAACTCATCGTTCAGTTCGAAGAGTTGAGCTTGTGCCGCTCTTTGTAATGCCTGCTCGATTGTGAGGAACAAACGGCGAACGTTAATTCTATCAAAAGCAGAAGCATAACCGAGAGCAGTCTTATCACCAAATAGAAGAGTACCAATTCCAGGTTGAGTTACGATAGCGTTGACTCTTTGTGGATAGAGTTGATCTCTCTGTGCCTTATTTGGGTTATATGCTAGTTTAATGGCATTGTTGATAATGCCTCTTTGCTGTCCAGCGGGTGAGAACCAAGGATAAGCGACAATGTTAGTGCGGCACATTAGACCAGCAACATCAGCATTGCAAGGAATATAAACAAACTTATTATTAAACCTATCGTAGGTATACTTATATCCACTATCAAAAATTGCGTAAGATGAAGAAGGCAGTGAACTAAAATACTTAACTAGGTTTGTTGTTTGAGTTGTCGTATTAGTTATTCCAACTAAATCAGACTTGTGAGGTCCAACTGTTGCTACACAATCCTTTCTTTGCTCAGCAATTGAAATTAAATAACCCGCTTTTGCTTGCGAATCTGATACGCTATCCATTCCAGGACCCATAATTAGATAATCGACCTGGAAATCATCTTTATTTGAAAATAGATTATATGAGTTCATCAAGTCACCAAGAGTGGCTTTCATTCCACCAGCAGATGAGTAATCTGCTCCCCCACCTAAGGTGTAAGTCACATTTCCAATAGCACTAAAAGTAACATCTTGAGCACTAGATCCCCAACCACCACTTGCTGTTGAAATTGGAGTGAATGAAGCAGAAGCAACTCCAGAATAGGTAGTAAATCCAGTTGCTCTTGGAGTAGTTCCCCAATGAGCATCTGCTCCACTTGAAGGATTTCCTCCAGCATATATTTGGGTGGAGAAGTCTGCAAGATACTGCTCGTACCAGATTTTCTGTGGAGAATTAACAGCAGAAACTGAATCAAGAGCCTTGGAGAGACTTAAATGCTTTTCAATAATTGTAGATTGATTTCCAGTGATGGTTCCAAGATCATCAACAACTACAATGTGAATAGAATCGTTCTTTCCGTTTCTATCTAAAGAATATTTGTTCGTAGCTGGTTTTGGAGCAATAGATTTCCAATAAATTGTACTATTGGTAAGACCTAAAGTTTGCTCATTATACCAATCTAAAACAGAAGATGCTGTTACACCACCGGTTGGTGATCCAGATGAATTGATAAAAACTATATTTGATGATTCTTTAAATGCTGCGAAATCAGTTCCTTCTGCGTAATTAATTACAGTTTCCGTTCCACCGGATGAAACTCTTGAGGTAACTTTTACTGAAACAGTACTTTTCCCATTAGATGCATCTGTATTAATACCAGTAATAATTCCTTTTAAATATCCGCTGAAAGATGCTGTCGATCCAGCTCCAGGTAGAGTTACTCCACTAAGTGCCATTGTAACTCCATAACCAATAGTTGCACCAGCAGCAGACGGATCTGTTGTATTAATTCCAATAATTTGATCTGCAAGATCATCAATAACACAAACTTTTAAACCATTTGCCCAAGAACCTGGATTTTTTGCAGCGAATGTAAAGTTATTTCCTTCTGAGTGATTGTTGATGTAATCATCATAGTTATCAATTCTCGCATTATTAGTCAACGTTGCTACAGAAGCGCCAACACCAGCATTAGCATTTGCCAGTGTTGTACCTGCTGTTCTAACTACTTTAAGAACACCACCGTATGAGAGGTAAGATGAAGCACTCATCCAATATTCATACTGGCTATCTTTAGTGCTTGGTTTTCCAAAAGTGTTAATTAAATCTTGTTCTGTTGCAATATCAACTGGATAATTTACAGGACCAATTGGAAATGGACCTGCAATAGCACCAATATTATCTAAAACATTATCAGCTCTTCCTACTGTTAAGTCAACCTCTCTGACGAGTACGCCTGGAGATAATTGAGGAGTCGCCATGTTTTTCTCCGTAAATCTCAGTTTAACTAAAAATTATTTATTAAAAAGTTACTTTACGTGGGCGGAAACATGACG